ATTTATATGATATGCTACAAGATGAATATGCATGTTATACTAGAACTGGATTTAATGGAGGACTTGATGTTTATTTTGGAAATGGAATAAATGGTTGTATTCCAGATATTGGTGCTGTAATAGAAGTTAAATATCTTACAACTAATGGATTAGCTGGTAATATATTAAACAACAATGTTAATGGATTTAATTTTATAACAGATATATATGATAGCGAAGGAAATGTTGTTCAAGCAGATAAATTATTTGATATTTTTATTGAAACTGATATAAATTTTGCAAGTGATGGAGAAAGTATAGAATATACTAGATCTGTAATTCCTTATGTTTCAAGAAATTTTGTTCTTGCCACACCTGATCAATTTATATATCATCTAATGAAATTAAATATGTTTTCAAAAGTAAATGCATTTAATACATTAGACACAATTAAAATAGATTTAAATTCTAATACAGATACAATAGACATTAATCTAAATGAAATGTATTTATATTTAATACCAAGAATAACAGATTATTTCTCAGCTAGTGTTAATTATTTTAATATTCCTTTTGATTATTTTTATCTTAATCAAGATGAAAAAAATAGAATAATAAGTTATCTTAAAATTCAAGGTATAGTTAGCATATCATCAATTATAAGTATTATAGATCCAATAGTAAAAAAATATATAGTAAATGTTTTCATTAGAAGATATGATGATACATCAGAAGATAATATAAGAGAGCAAGTTCTTGATACATTATCAACATATTTCTCATCATATAGTAGATATGACAGAATAGTTAAAGCAAATCTTATTACTGAACTGAAAGATATTGATGGAATAGATTCAATAAATTTGGAATTTGTTGGTAAAGAAAATGAAGATTACAATAGAAATGGAGCATTATTATCATCTACTAAGTCAAATGTATTACAATCTACTTATGTATCAAATTCTAACTCAGTAAATGCATCTACCAATGAGTATAAAAGTATAATCACATCTACAAATAATGCAAATTCAATTAGTTCTGATCGTAGTAATACAGCAACATCATCTAATTATTCAAGTTCAATAATTGGAAATTCAAAATTGTCTGCATCAATTGGTAGTAGTACAGTTGTATCATATTCTAATACATCACAATATGATTCATCAAAGCAAATTGGATTAGATCCTGTTTTAGGAGACATCATAATAGGAAACAATGAATTAGTTGTATTAAGAGGAGGCTGGATAAATAGAAACGGAATTTACTTTGGAGAAGATCCTACATCATCATCAGGATTTAGTACTGTTAATATTATTTGGAAAGGTGTGACATACAGAACATAATTATTTCAAGAACTCGTTAATTATATCTTCTTTGTTATCTAATACAAAGTTATGTATATAATAAGCGAGTTTTTTATAATTTTTATATTCATAAATAATTTTTATATTATAATAATTTAAAAAATTATCATCACAAGACAATAAATATTCATCTTCTGGATCAAACCAATACACAAATTCATATATTTTATCAATAACTTTCATAGATAATAGCACAGCCACTCCATTATTTATTTTTCCTATGTAATCTATAACCGATATAAAATTTGACTCATCCATTTATAATGTATCTTTTTTTATATATATAAAAAAACAAGGTTTAAAATGGCTCTAAATGACGTAAAAGATTTTACAATAAGATATCCTGGACATCCAAAATATACTTCAGATAAAATTATCGAAGATGATGATGTCGAAGTTATAGTTCAAAAATTAGAAATGATATTATACACAAATAAAGGAGATGTTCTGGGTGATGAAGATATGGGAGCAAATTTGGAATATTATCTTTGGCAAACCAATGTCACTACTGATACACTAAAAAAATTAGTAGATGAACAAATTCAAACATACATACCAGAACTATTGGCAATTGGCTATAATTTTGATTTGTATTTATATGAAGGAACTTTACAAGACATTCTAAGATTGGATTTTTTAATAAAAGGATATAATATAGAGTTTATTTATGAATAATTATATATTTACTGATATTGATGGCGTTTTGAATCCTAAATATAAAAAAATATGGAGTAAAAAATGCATTGATATATATAATAGAATTTGCGATGATTTTAGTTTGATTCCTATTATAATATCAACATGGAGAGTTAGATATACAATTGAAGAATTACAAAAAATATTTTATTTACAAGGTGTTGAATCAAAGATATATGATTATACTCCTATTTTGAATTCTTTAAGAGGATTAGAAATAAAAAAATGGTTAATAAATAATAATCATGATAAATATGTGATTATTGATGATAAAATTTCTGAAATTTCACCTTATGTTGATAATATAATACACTGCAAAGGTTGGATTGGATTAACAGAAGAAAATTATGAAGAAATAAAAAAAATTATGAATTATGGCTGAAAATAAAGTTGAAGATTTTATATTAACAACAGAACTTGTCAATGAAATAACAATAAAAGAAAATTTAGGCAAACCTTTAAAAAGATTTGAAAAACTGTGGTTCTCTAACATGAGAGGTATTCGTAGAACAAATTTAACTTTTGCTATGACTGAGTTAGAATTTGAAGAATATATAAAATGTAAAATAAATGTACAATATTTTGCTGAGCATTATTGTCAAATTAAAAGAGAAGATGGATCAATTGGTCCTATGAAATTACGTGATTATCAAAAAGATATTATTGACTTATACACAAAAAATCCAAGAAGTATATTAATGGCAAGTAGACAAACAGGTAAGACAGTTTCTGCTGCTATTGTATTATTACATTTTGTTCTATTTAATGATGATAAAGGTTGTATGGTTGTTGCAAATAAAGGAAAGACAGTTAAAGAAATTATAAGAAAAATAAAAGATATTTATAAGTTGGTACCATTCTTTCTTAAAAAAGGAGTGACTAACTGGAATGAAACTCAAATTGCATTTGAAAATAATTCCAGAATTCAAACAGAAAATAGAACAAAAGATCCATCAATTGGATTTACAATTGACTTTCTTTATCTTGATGAGTTTGCTCACATTCCAGAAAATTTCATTCGAGATTATTATGGAGCTATAATTCCAGTAGTATCATCAGTTAATAATTCACATATAGTAATAACATCTACACCAAATGGATATAATATGTTTTGGGAATTATTCACAAACGCTGAATTACCAGAGGACGACCCATTAAAAAATCCATATAAGGCAATGAGAGTTTTGTGGAATCAAGTACCAGGAAGAGAGGACACAAAAATTAAAATAATGGAAGCTAAATTAAAAAAATATAATATAGCAAAATCTGCATTACTACGTGAAATAAGAGACAAATATGATATAACATTATATAAAAAATATATAGGAGAAGATATGTTTGACTGTGTAGCGTACAATATAAAAGATGAAAAAACACACATAGAAAATATAAGAAAAATAAGAATAAATGGAATTCCTTTACCTGAATTGGCAATTGTTAGCAATTGGCAAGAAGAAGAAACAAAATTATTATTATCATCTGATAAATTTGATCAAGAATACGGCTTACATTTTGTCACTGGAGATAAAATTCTATTTAATAAAGACACTATTGATTTATTGAAAAGTTATCAAATACCTTTTGATAATATAAATATAAATCAATTTGATAAATTTAAATTTCCATATGATTCTTTGAAATTCGTAAAAGATTTAAATCTGTTTAATGTTGCAAGAGCAAAAGATTATTATACTGTATTATCAATTGACTTATCAGAAGGATTAGCAAAGGATTATTCTGTTATAAATATATTTAGATTAGCATTAAGAGACAAAAATGAAATAGAAAAATATCAATATGATAACATACAAGATTTATTTAAACTTGAACAGATAGGATTATTCAGAAATAATTTATATTCAATAAGAGAACTTGCACATATGCTATATCTAATAGCATTTGAGTTATTTGATCCAGAAAAAACAAAAATTGTACTTGAATATAATACATATGGTTCTGAATTATTGGCTCATTTACCTAATGTATTTGATGGTAAAAACAATTACTCAAACTCAGTATTCTTAAGATATAAACACAATAGAGAAGACATAGCAGGCAAGATAGGAATGAAATTAAGTAAAGATAAACATCTAATTATCGATAAAGAATTTCAACAATCTATTAGAAATAGAAAAATGATATTACACAGTGAGATAAACATAAAGGAAATAACCACTTTTAGTAAGCATGAGACAACTTCTGGTATGATTACATACAAAGCTGAGAGTGGCAATGATGATGTTGTAATGACAACGATAACACTATCCACATGCTTTGATAATATAGGATATAAAAACTTAGTAGAATTATATGTAAATAATAATATACAAGGAGATATGCTAAGATATGTTGAAAATATTACAAGTATGTCTGAAAATACAGCAGGAATAATTGGAGCACACAGTAGAATATATAGGAGAACTCCTGCAATTTCTGGTCCAAGATATCCTGGAAGATAAAAAAATTAAGAGTTTATATTATAAACTCTTAATTTTTATATGTTATATTTTTCAGAATCTATCTGAACTTCATCTACATTACCAACTTTATTACCAACTCTATCATATATTACAGAATTTGGTATCCATCTAAAATGCTTATTTGGAATTGCAGAACCAAAGAATAAACTATAGTAGCCACCAAAAGTTGTCAATCTTTCTTTATTTGATCCTGTCATATCACGTAATTGATATTTACCTTGTGTATCAACAGAAACAAATATAATTTTATTCCAATATTTTTTAGGATATTCATCACTAGGTAAGCACATTACGTGTGTACCTTCTCCGCCAACTTTACCACTTCTAGAAATTGGATACTGTAGTATATATTCTTTTATCATTTTATTATATGATTCAAATGTTTTAAAATTTGTTATCATTATTATCAATTATTTTTAAAGTGCAAATATACATATTTTTGTCTATATATATAAATAATTTTATATTTTTAACAAACAATATTTTAAAAAAATTATATATTAGATAAATTAAAATCAAACACAAATGGCAACAATACCTACATCAATTTCTTATAAATTCTCAATGGATTTAATACAATTAGCATTTTTCTTAGAAAAAGTTCATGATTTAACAGCGATAGATAATGAAATTCTATTAAAAATAGACAAAGAAAAAATATTACTATACGCTGCTGTTGGTGAAAAAAATAATATAAACGCATTCAAATCATATATTTTTAAAACAGATGAAATTTTTTCATTTGTATCAGATATAGAAAAAGAAATAAGATTTATTATAACCGATGCAAAAAAGTTTGAAATTACTCTTAGAAATTATTTAGATTATCAAGAAACCATAAAATGTGAATTTTTTATGAATGATGACACTTATGTAGATAATTTTAAATTAAAGAATTCAAAACTAAAATTAAGTATAACTGGAGGAGATTGTAGAGCAGTAAATACTAATATTGACATGAATATGATTGCATCAGTTCTAAATAAAGATTTAATAGATTTTCAATTTTCACTTGATAAAAATTCCTTTTTGAAAATAAAAAAAATAGGCAGTATAGACAGTGAAAATGATATTTTAACATTAAATGTAATTGATAATGCACTTACAATTGGTGAGAATAATTGGGATTTAGAAATATGTAAAATTGAGCATGATGAATTATCTATAACTTTTCCTAAGAAATATTTCAAATCTATAACTTTTACAGAAAATGAAATAACAGTATATGTTTTTGATACTTTTATATTAATTGACAATGCAAATACCACATTACTAATTTCATTAGAACTAATTGTATAAAAAAAGAGTCAATTTAAATTGACTCTTTTTTTATATTTTCTATCTTACATAATTTATAATTTCTAAGTTCTTTAATTGATAATGTTTTATCAATTTTATTCATACTTGCAGTTTCACTATAATAACCATTAGATGTTCCATACCAACGTATAGTTACATAACCTTTTGATGTACCAAATTTATAAAATGACCAAGTACCAGATTCTGATGCATTTTTATCATCTTCATATGATTCTTCTGCTTGAATTAATTTATATCCTATCAAATCATCCAAATCTCCATTTATATCTTCTATTGATACACTTTCACAACAATCATCATAATGACATAACTCATAAATTTCTCCATTTGATAAATAAAATGTTATATTATCTTCATTATTATCATCATTTACACATTTATCTATCTTAATTATAATCTTACCTATTAATTCCTCATACACTGAATACATACAATTTATTTTAATTTTATTTTTAATCCCATTTTTTGCATTTCTAATATTGCTTCAGCATTTCCTATTGCATCATCAATTGGATGATGTGAGTGATTTGTTTTTCTTAAATGCTTCCATTTTGCATAAGAATCTTTCATCATACCACAATATAAATCTCCTATTCTACGACTTGACCATCCAAAAGGATTCTCACCTGTATATTTAATCATATACCAATTTATCCAAGAAAAGTCATATCCATTATTATCTGATATTAAAATTGGCCTACCATTTGAGTTTTCTAATATCCATTTTGTGAAATTCAACATCACTTTTTCTGGATCATCAAAAGACTCATGCTCCTCTCTTGAGAATCCACTAATTGATAGTGATTCTTTATCATAAACCTCAGAAATTGGTTTTGTTTTACCATAAAAAGTTTTAGTTAAACTTGGTTCAACTATTACGGCACCGAAGCAAACCATTGAGTTTTCACCTAACAATTTTCCATCAGATTCAACATCTACTACAATATACGACATATTTATTCTCTATTATATTTTTTATATGTTGGTAAAGATGGTTTATAATCAGTACCCCATAAGTCTGAGGTTATCATCAAATCAGCAGAATGACGATTACATGCAACTGGAATATCATGTAGTCTACATTGACGTAGTAACATCTGAATATCTGCTTGATGTGGATTTGCATTAAGATCATCAATCAAAAATATACACATATCAATTTCATCTTTAACTACCATGGATGCTATTTCTGCGTCACCTCCAAGTGGTCCAGAATTCATAATCATCATTGAAACTTTATCAATATTTTTAGATTCACAATATTCATCTAAACATTCTTTAATTAATTTACCTGTTGTTCCAGTACAAACCAATTTATTTTTCTGTAACGTTTCTGCGTTATATTTAACCCATTCAATCATATCAGATTTTCTGTAATCATGAGCAATCAATGCAATCATTTTATCTATTATCATATTTTTATCTATTAAATTTTTACTATATTTCTAATGAAATAATATTTACCATTGGAACATTCTCTGAACCACCTAAAATATTTTTCCTTCATTTTTGTTGTTCTTATTAGATATTTTTCATATTTTTCATCACCTGACCATTTATTACATGAACAAAACTCAGTATAAAAATAGTTATCCTTAGCATATTCGCCTTTATAGTTTAATCCATATATCTTAATACAATATTCAAATGTATTTAATGTATCACAATTAGTAAGTTCCTGTATTGTAGGCGTATCTATCAATTTTAGTTTTTCTAAAAATACTTTCTTTGTCATTTTAAATGTCTTCTAATTTTAATTTTGAGAAATTTTCTTCAAATACTATATTTCTTGGCGGCTCTTCAATAAAAAACATATTAGCCATCTCTTGATTAGAATAACCATTAAGATTAATTTTTGTTCCTGAATACGCAATTATGAATTCTAAATTATTATTTTCTTTAGCAAATAAATATAATTTTTTTATTTGATCAATAATGTATTCAGAACTCACTGATGGATGATTATATTTAGTCAAATTTTTTGTTACTATTGCATAGGATTGTCCTTGTAATCCACATGATTGTCCATATATAGCACCAAATCTTTCTTTAGCTTTAAGTGCTGCACCTTTTCCGTGTCTTCCTTGTGTATTAGAACCAAACACAAATATTTGATTTGACTTTAATTTTAAAATATTTCCTTTATACGTTTTCATATACAAATATACAAAAAAATTTTCATAAAAAAAAGAGGATTATAAAATAATCCTCTTTTTAACCTTTTAATCGTATGATTACTTTTTTGTAGTAGCTTCAACAGATGCTTGTCTATAAGGAGTCACCAATTTCTTAATTTCACCAAAA